CGTTAGATGACATAGCTAAGTCACCTGTACTCTTGACATTTCCTAACATGCCAGTAAACATTCCTACTAAGCCAGCTGCAGCGGCAATTGCAATTGGTATACCTAAGCCAAATGGTATTAACGATAAGCCAGCCCATATAGCACTTACAGCAGATGTTAATAATCCCCATGCTAAGCTTAATACCGATGGTAACAGTACTGCGGTTAATACGCCACCTATTACTGTCAATACTTTACCCCATCCGGACAATGTTTCCCAGCCACCAGATAACGTAGTTGTAATAGCGGTAATCATATCACCGATGAGCATTAATGGTGCTAATGCTAATTTAAGTACTGGCGCTATCATTGAGAATATACTCATGAGCGACTGTGCTAATGGCAAGAGTGATGACGCTAACATAGTTTTCATATCATCAAATGCTTTATTTGTCTTATCAGCAGCTTGTTGATTTGCTAGTTTGGTTTGTAAGTCTTCTGCCGATAAATTATTTAGTTCGGCTGCAGATAAATTTAGCCCAGCCATGGCTGCTTTTTGCTCATCCGTAAGATCACCTAACTTTTCTTGAATCGTTAATGATTTTTGAAGTTCATCAACTTCCATGCCAGTAGCTTCTGCCAACTTCTTACGTTCGAGCATAGACATTTTATTAAATTCTGCAATGCCGCCGACGTTGCTCATAACTTCTTTTGTTGCGCCGGCGATGTCACCTTCTAATGCCAATTGACGAGCTTTATCTAAATTCATTTGTCGACCAGACAACGCTTGAAACTCAAACTGTGCTGTTAACGACCCTTCGATGTCTAAAAGTTTATCAGCAACTTTGCTCATTGTTGCTAATGATACACCCATTTTAGCTGCTTCAACTGCAGCCTTTGCCAATGCTTTAACGTTACCGCCAAAGTATCTAGCAGTACTTTTTGCATTCTCAGCGATATCAGCAGTGACCGCACCGACATTTACGCCGGCCTTTAAAGCTTCTGCTGCTAACTCGCGCTGCATTGACACTGCCTGATCTGCACTCGCTCCCATTGTTTCGAAGGCAGTATTTACTTTTGCAGCTTGTTCTGCACCATATCCAAATGATTTTCCTATATCAGCAATATTACGTGCAGTATCTGCAGACATCATCGCAGTCGTACCAAAGGCTTTTGCAGATTCCTGTTGAACTGCTAATATATCTTCTGTACGTGCTAATTGCGTGCCAAATTCGGTCGATGTTCGCATGGCAGATTTAGTTAACATATCAGCCTGAGCGACAGTAACTCCCATATTTTTTGCAGTTTCTCTAGTTTCTTTCTCAAAATTAGAAGCAAAATCTACTAATTTTTTTATTGCTACTAATGCAAGAGCTATAGCAGCAACGATAAGCATTACGGGATTTAACATCACCGTTGCATTAAACGCTGCCATGCCGGCACGTAAAGCTTGCAATGGGCCTAGGCCAGCTTGCATTGCTTTAGCCATGGCACTAAAACCGCCAGACACGGCCGTTTTTAATTGTAATGCAAGTTTATCGCCGCCTAAATATTGAAATAACAATCCGCCGCCTGGAATTTGAGAGAATTGAGCTTCAATTGTGGATGCCATGTTTTCAGCTTCGTTTAAAGCCTGACTATATACATTTACGAAAGCATCGCCTTGGCTAGCAACCGTTTCCTGTGCTCTTGCAATTTGTGTTAAAGCATCTAATTCACTGAGACGATCTTTATATTGTTGTTTTGATATTTTATTCTGTTTTAATAGATCTGCTAATAGCATTGACTGGTTTTTAGCTAAATCATATGTAGCATCTCCAATTCCTTCTAATTCTTCTCTATTACCTTTTATACCACGTTGCAGTTTTGCTGTTATATCTATTAACTCGTATTCGTTATCACGTATTTGTTTCGTAATACCGACTAATTCTTTTGAATCACGCTTATACTTTAAAAGTAACTCATTATGTTTTATTTGATGACGTAACTGTGCTTCTGTTAATGTATTTATATCTTCAAGATTTTTTGCGTGTTCTTTTTGGGCATCAATGCCGCGGCGCAGAAAGTCGTCATATTGCGCTTCTAACTTATTCCGTAATTCTGCTTTTTTATTATCATCAGCCATTTACGACCTCATCATTTCTGGCATCTAGGGTGGTCAGGATTTCTACTACATAATGATTTCATTATGTCATTAAGACGTTCATGGTGATTTTCTAAATCTATTAATGCGGCTTGTAGTTCTGGATCGTCTTTGGCTAGTTTATATGCCTTTTTATATCGGCTTTTAATTTTTCGACGCATGAACAATTTTGCAATTGATGCTAACACGCCTTCATTCATGTTAATTTGCTCTAACGCACGTCTTTCTAGCTTATTCATTTGATAGTATACCTTTTGTATAAATATCAATGAATATTATTTTTTACGCATTTTAGACTGCATAGCCTTAACTTGCTTTTCCTCAGCTTTCCGGCGATCATCAAATAGTTTAGATAATTTACGAATATAAAATACACGTAAATAAATTGGCATATTACGTACGTCAGTATACGAAAATCCTTTGCCGTAATAAACTAAGTCAAATATTTGTTCTTGAAGTTGTACTTTATACTTCGAGGTCAGGCCAAAAAAAGTCCAGTCCGATGGTAATTGCACAACGAAAGGGCTCTGACGTCTCCTCGTCAATCACCTCTGTACGCAATTCAATATCTGGCGTGATACTTTTTAAATAGTTTCGGATTGCACGAGATTCGATTGCTAATAATTCATTGTCAACAAATTTACGAATAACGCTAGGTTCGGTATTACCATCTAACTCTACGATAATATGCTTTAATATAGTAGTAGCTGATGCATCCTTTTTAAGTTTTGCTAATCCTTTAGTTTCAGCATCAATTTTATTCTGAACACGCTGATCTAATAATCGTACTTTAATTTTACGACTAGTAACAGGCAACTCATAATCATATGTCATCTGACCATCTTTTAGCAAACTAAAATCGACATCCTTTTCCTTAAGGTCTGTCAAATCAATTGATACAGATTGTTCATTGCCGGATGGCGTATTAACTTTAGTCTCATACATTTTACCGTAACCTAATATACGAGTTGCTAACATGATTGCATTTTTATCACCCAATAATAAATCATCATATGCTACATTAGTAACAATTAAAGATTTAAATAACTTATCCAATACCACGCCTGATTTGATATATGATTGATTTGTAAGAATATCCTCTTCTTTAGCAGTCATATATTTCATTTCAATTGTGCCAGACTTTAATAGATGGCCGGCCGGATATGGAACACCTTTTGATGGCAGATCAACTATTTCTGTAGGAAAGTCATGTACCTTTTCGCCTACAGCCGTTTGTTTAGCTTCGAACTGCGCAATTGCAGCTGCTTTCATTTCTTCGTCTGTCATAGTGGATTTTTTTGGGTAATCGTCGTTAACTGTTGGCATTATTTCTCCTGAATAACTTTATTATAAATATGGCAAAAGCTAAGTTATATGAACTTAGTCCTTGTTTTTCTGTAACTTCCAATTAACGCCTACTTGGTATGTTACATTAAAATCTCGATCAAGGCCTATCGATGAATAGAAATTATGTCCTAGCTTATCTTTTAATAACAAACTACCGCCGACAAAATTAACACCGTTAGAATTAAAGTTTACTACTGGACCAGCATATAACTCTCTGTTATTAATGTATATAGTTTCTTTGATAGTATTTGTTATAATAGGTATTTGAATGCTAGGGTCAATTGCTCTAGAATAGATTCTATTCTGTGTAATTGTATCGTTCAGTACAATATATCCTAACGTATCTAATGCAATTGTATCTTGGTAATATATTTTTGTATAGTAATCTTTTAAGATAGATAATGTATCTACGGATGCTGGTACCGTATCAGTTACTGTAACTATTGTTTCGTAATACTTAGGTACATATTCCGTACGTTCTATATGCACCGTATCATATTCAATAACTGTTTCAGTTTCTACACGCGTTTCAATAATGGGGTCTACATTATTACATTTACGCATGAGAACGATTATAGCTATCAATACTAGAATTATAATCGACCGTACATCAATCTTAACCATTGCCATTACCTTTTATATAAATATGTAGAAAAAGAATCCCGCCGAAGCGGGATTCCTTAATTCTCAATGACAATTATCAATTAACAATTAGAATTGCAATATTGCATAATCATACTTAAGTGTCAATTCAATATTAACTGGGTCCTCAGTTGCCCAATCCATATCACCAAACGTTGCAGATGAAATAAACGCTCCTTTAAGAGTCCACTCTTCAACTTTATCACCTACCGGTCCTAAAGAATTCATTGTGATTTCTTTCTTATAAAAATCGCTATATCCATCACGTCCTGTTACAGATTCGTGGTGTAATCTAATCCATTCCATTACTGCTTGAGCGCCGGAAGGAACAACTGGGTCATATAAAGTTACAGTTACATCTTGCCATCTAGACTTGCCTTTCAACTTTCTTTCGACGTTGATGTGGTCTAAAATAACCTCACCTTGGTCAATTGAAGGACGAGAGGCAGCCTTAATCAAATATGCCGGAATACCTTCAATGTACATGATAAACCGATTTGCCATCTTTGGTTCATATGCGGTATAAAAGATTTCCGTGGGATCAAGTAATTCTGCCATCTTAGTTACTCCTTTTTACTTTATTATAAATATGCCGTCGCTATTAGTCTGGAAAGGCAGCACCGGTCGGTAATATGTTGAAGTCAATAACAATGAATTCAGCCGTCTTAGTAGGTTGCAGGAAGATCTGTCCTACCATTTGATTTCTATCAATAACGTCTGGTGTGTTATTTGAATCATCCATTACAACTTTAAATGCATACAAACCTTGACGTTGCTGGACATCTTCGAAATAAGGATTCACAATATTCAAGAATCTATTTCTAGTTACTGCAGTATTTTGTTCAAATACCAAGAACTTAGATGCAGAAGCAATATACTTCTTAGCAGCAATCATCAAACGACGAACATTTACACGATCCAATGCAGATGATTTCTTTTGCAATGTCTTTTGGCCATATACAACAATTCCGGTATTTGGGAATGAAGCAAGTGGATTAACATTAGCATCATACAAGTCATCTCTGTTAGATTGAGTCAATTTACGTTCTGCCTGAACTGCAACATCGATACCGCCTCTATTCAGACCAGCTGGCGCAAACCATGGAGCAGCAACTCTGTCATTAAATGCATACACGCCAGGAATCACTACAGAAGCAGGAACCCAAACATTCTTGTTCAGATCCGGATCTGCAATTTTAATCCATGGCCAATACATTGCAGCATAGTTACTATCTCTTTCAGCAGCTTCGGATGTTACTGATGACAATGCAGTGCCGTATGACGCCGGATCAATCAACAAGAAACAATCACCTCTATCTTCGCACATGTTCAATGCTTCTGTAATTACTACAGCATGATTGGCATTGTTATCTGTCAATCCTGGAAGTGCTAATAAGTTGATATCATATTCGTCTTGGTTTTTCAATAAACGAACTGCATCAATATATCCTGCGTTTCCAGATGCTCCAAATGTCAAACCCTGTACGTTTGTATTTGAAATGTTTTCATTAAACTGCTTTGGATGGTTTACTGTTCCATCACTTCCTCCGGAGAATGAGCCAGATTGATTAGATGGAATCAATGACGTCAAACTTCCGTCTCTAATGCTACCATTTTCATCTAAGTAGTTATATGTATTTTTTAATACTTCCACGCGCACTAAATTTGACTTGTTAACAAATGAACCAGATAACTGCAAATATGGATCTGTTCCTCCCGCATCTCTTAACGTATATACTTGGTCACCAATTACACGTCCAATGTAATTAGATTCATTTGGATCAAGTGTTAAGTTAGTATATTGTTCTAATACAACTTTACGACGATTGGTATCATTACCACGACGAATACTTAATGTAAAGGTACCTTTGTTTGTGTTACGATTACTAATCTCATATCTTAAGTTGTTTTCAGTACCGTTTGTTAACAATCCATTAGTACCTTCTGCGCCAGCACTATTTTGATCTGCACCATCAGCTAACGTATGCAATTTAAATACTACTGTATCAGCATTTGCTCCTCCATCCAATGTCAATACTGTACTGTAGGTAGATGCATCAGAACCGGTTTGTACTGTAATGCTATCACCCCCAGATCCGTATGCCGATGATGTCAATTGTAATGCTGTGGTGCCGTCGTTAGCAATCACACCAATATTAGCTGCATTAATTTCAGCAACTAAATTATCTAAG